GTTTTGCACAATGGGTGATCTCAACAAAGAGATGTGCGCAGCGATGTGTGCGTCATGGTCTTGAGTATCAAACGCTTGTGCAGGTTGGCCTTGTAGGAACGTAGAGTTTTCCATGCTGGGCGATATTGGCTGTGGTTGCGGTGGTGGGGGTAACAGCTGCTCAATCTGCTGTACACCCATCGCTTCGTACATGCGCCGATATGCGTTATAGATTCCTTGTGGCCCATGAATCTGTGGGTTCGACTGAACCATCTGCATCATCTCTTGCGCCAGCATCACACGCTGGCTCATAGAGAATATATTCGGATCAGACACAGGAATGATGTCGATGCGGTCATCAAAGTCAGTTGCCATCAACTGCTGCTGACCATTTGCAATCATGTACGGATATGTCTTGAGCGGTGACTCTTTCACCACTCTTGCAAGCAGATTGAACTCAACGCGCTGGCTGTAGTGCAGCCGCTTGTGTATCGCGCTCATCACACGACTGCCGCGCTCCAAAAGCGCAATCGTCGTGCCGACAGGAGCCTCTTGATTACCATCACCAACCTGCATATCTGCAATCGATGCAAACCGCTTGCCTGCATCAACAAGCATGCCCAGCAACGAAAGAAGCGTGCCGCTTGGCTCTTTGAATGGCAAAGGCATCAACGCATCGCGGAGTGAACCCCCTGGCGCATCCATATCCCTAAACTCACCAGGTTGCAACGGCGTGTCATTGTCACGAATCCGTATGCCACGAGCCTTGAAACCAGCAGGTAGATTCGCAAGTGTGCCTGCATCAATCAACTGACGGAGGATAGAAGTCGATGCCTTCGACAACCCACCAATCATGTGAGTCAATCCGAATCCATAAAAGCCGACGCCGGGTAAAAATTTAAAATGCACAAAGTAATCAATGCGCTTACGCATAGGATCGTTCTGCAGATAGTTCCTGCGAATCGAAAGAACCGTGTTCTGAGTGGGTGATAAAGTAACAATGTACGGCAGCTTGATGCCTGTCTCTTCACCCTGTGCATCAAGATCTTCATACCCTGGGATATCAAGATCAACGTGCATCTCAAACAGTTCACACTCATCGTTTGAACTGCCTGATGGCTTTACACCCTGCAACTCATCAATCTCTTCTTCGACTTCATCTGTATCGATGTAGTCTGTCGCATCTTTCATTTTGGTCTTGCGATAGAAACCAGACTGCTGAAGCTTGCGCACATCATTCATCGACATATCAATCGAATGCGTGATACGCGGTGCATTGTCCAAACTGGTGGTGCCATACGGCACAATCAACTTCTCAGACGGGATAAAACGAGAAACAGGCCGACCTACGGCTGGGTCAAAGTGCACCTTACGAAACGCACTGCCTGACAACGGGAGATAAAACAACAGCTGATCCGTTTCAGGATCGTACTCTTTCATCTCCTGCGTGATCATGAAGTTCATGTACTCCTGAACACGCGCAGCCTGTAGATCAGTCTCAGGCGTACCAAACCCTACAGTCTGTGTTTTAACAGGCCCGCCAGATGGCAACATCTCTTTGTATGCTTGAGCCTGAAACTGTGTGACCGATTCCGCGAGAAGAGGGTGAACAACGCCAGAAGCACCATCAAATGGCTCTGTGCGGTCTTCAAACTTCATCCCAAGGAACTCAAGTCCTTCCTTGTACTGGTCTTCCCAATCTTTGCGAGAAGACTTGTCATCCTTAATATCACCCATGCAGTCGCTGTATATGCGACCTAAGTCCTGCGCATCCATGAACTCTGCAAGATTGGCATTGAAATCAACAGGCATATCATCTGCCATCTCATCCATGCCAAAGACCATGGTGCCGTCATCAAGAAGAACTTCATCGCCTTCTTCAACGCCATCAAAAACAAGGTCTTCTTCAGACGCGGAACTTACAAGAATTTCTTTTGAGTTGTCCTCAATATCCAACTCATCTATATCAACATCATCTACGCCGCGTTCAATTGCCATATTGTTTTACCTGCAGGCTACTCTCTGTCTGCGTACAGATTATCAAAGATCTGTCGTGTATCCAGAACGTAATCTAAATCGGACTTGCTGTAATGTATATGCTGAGATGGCTTAAAGTCTGGGGCACCCTCACCTGTCTCAAACCACGCAGGATGCGTGACCCTCACCCTGTTGTTGGGCAAGGCTACAATATTTCCTGTCCACTCACCAGCATCTAACAACTCCATCACATGGCTTTGCTTGTGCTGTGCAGGATCATCTGCAATCTCATTCTCTGCATAATCAACAGTGAACAAATACTTCGCAGGGTAAAAATCACCGTCGATCTTCGCAAGCCACGGGCATGGCGTTGCACGATCTAGAACATATACAGCATGAGTGTGGCTAGAACAGTCCCAAGGCTGGGCATGATGTACCGCCATAGGCTCTGGCCATTCGTCCAGGGGGGTATCCGCAACAAGCGCGGTGATTGGCATTCTTGCCCACATGGCCCCGCCGTGGACGTTGGGTTCTTCCTCATCATCATCCGATTCACAGCCCGTAAAGATCACCTGAAAACTCAAGCACCTCGTGGGCATGGTAGTAACAGCAATAACCATGGCGTGTAAAAACTCACCATGGTATCGCTCGTGATTGACAGTATATTCCCTTCTCACCCACGCCTTGAAATGCGGGATGTTGCTTTGTAGATAGGGCAAAACTTTTCCTTATTTTAGAGCCTTCCCGTAACCCCGTAATGCTACACCTACTCCGCGTGGCTTACCGCGAACCGCGCCACCCTTGGAGTAACCCTTTTTAGCCATGCCGCCTTTGGCATAACCTTTCTTGGTCATACCACCCTTGGCATAACCTTTCTTCTTCATGGCCGCACCGCCCTTGGCCATGCCCTTGGACTTCATCATGCCGCCGTTTTTCATACGCTCCATGCGCTTTTCACTGGCTCGTACTTGACGTTGTTTTTTGGCTGCAGGAGTCTGCCGAGTGTACTTGGTTTCTTCAGCCCGTCGATCTGCTTCAGCAAGCATCTTCTGCGTAGGCGTCTTCTTGGTCTTAGTCGGTGTAAGACCTGAAGCTTTGTTGGTTTCCTTTATGGCTTTATTAAGAGCGGTCTTGCCATACTGCTTTTCAAAAGCCCTTCTACCAAGCTTCGATAGCTCTCTGACCATGTTTACAACTAGGTCGCCCTTGCTAAACCCAGGGACTCCACGAGCTTTGAGTATATCTTTCTGCGTGACCTTTCCATCTCCCGTCATATCAGGGAACTTGCTTGCAGAACCACCAGCCTTCATGCCACCGGGCATCATCATCTTCTTGCCGCCACGGGCACCGCCCTTCGCAGACATCTTTGATGCCATACCGCCACCTGCAAACTTGCGCTTGCTCATCTTGCGAGCAGCACCTACGCGCTTCACTTTTTTCTTTTCAGGCTTGGCTTTTGCTGCAGCAGGCTTTGGTGCAGCAGGCTTTGTAACAGTTTTAGCCTTTGCCGCCTTCTGCGCTTTGTTCATCTTGATATTAGCTTGCGCTAAATCATCAACATCCTTTTGAAATCTAGCCGTATCCGCTTTTCTTTTTGCATCTTTCGTAGCCTGATCTGCAGCACGATTTTTTCTAACACCTGTCCTAGCTGCCTTACGATCTGCTTGAGACATGGGCTTGCGATCTTTTGTTCTTTCAGCCGCTCTTTTTGCAGCTTGATTATCTCTTCTTGCTTTTCTTGTTGTGCGCTTTGTCTTTTCAGAAGCACCAGAAGCAGAGGCAGCAGTAGCCGCTGCTCCAGTAGCGCCAGTGCCTGCAGCAGTCACTCCTGCTCCACGCCGTACTCTTTGACCCCTGGTGATGTTTATTAACTTGCCTGTCTCAGGATCGTTTTTGGTAACTACGTTCCTTCTTCTGCCCTTCTGTCGAGTCGCACCTCGTGTGGTGGCAGTACCAACTCTCTCTAAACCTTCTTCAATCGCTCTACCTACACCTCGTGCGGCCCTTCTTAGCTTTCTTGGCTTTAACATCAGAGATCTCCTTGATCAATAATATGCGCGCTTCGCTCGGTACACTTCCTCTTCCTCCTCGTCAGAATAAAGATTAATGAAGTTACCTTGCCTGAATCTTAATATCGCCTGCGTGGTCGTGTCTACATAATCATCGTTAGGCGCAAAAGGAAATGCCGCGCACTCCTCAATCACTTCTTCCGCAAATACATAGTTTGGTGCCCACACCATACCCGCCTCAAAAACAGGACTCACCGCATGGACACGAGTCATCTTGTCGTTGCCCCTTGATGGCCTGTAATTCACCACAGGTATGCCCATCGCCCTCAACTCGTGCGTCAATGGCGTACCACTCGCTTGAGCCTCAATCAAAACCATATCTGGCTCAAACTCGTTGTACTGATCTTGTGCAACCGCCTTCAATTCAGGGAAATCCCACCGCCCTTTCTGCGCATCCAGCAAGATAATCGCCTCACTTTCACCATCAGATGGCCTAAATACGCCCCAAGTCGTAATCGCACTGTAGTCTGCCGTCTCTTTCTTACTAAACGCCGTGTCATAGCTCTGAATGATGTACGAACACGGGGGTGGATCGTCCTTTTCCCATGTATTCCACCACTCACGCTTGATAATCGCACCCTCTTCCGACGTAGGGTTCTGCTGATACTGCGCATTCCACTTGGAAACAGGAATCGACGCCTTTACTGCATCCA